GGGTCAAGGTATTGCGTATTTGCTTTATAAAGCGCATCTGATGCTTGCTGATTAAGCAACTGAGGATTTAAACCTAAATTAGTTTGAATATTAGCTGAATTATTTAACCCCGCCCCAAGACCGCTAGCTTGCTGATTAGCCCCAGCGCTGGTTAAGATTTGGTTGCCGTTATTATCAACTTGCGCTATAGGTGACCCTACGCCACCAAAAGAAGATGCTATTTGACCTGCGCCATTTACGCTGGACTGTAAACCGCTAGTATTAAGACCGCCGCCAGTAAATTCACCTTGCACCCCTCTAGTCATTTGGTCAGCAGTAGCGGCAGGGCCGCCTTGAACTGCAATGCTAGGGTCTATTTTTTTATAGTCAGGGTGAGTAGGGTCTGTAGCTGCTCTTACGGCTTCAAGACCTTTTAAAGATATATCAGATAACCCTAATTGCGCCGCTTGACTTTGGTCATAAAGCGTCCGGTCATTACCGCCTAATACAGACTCTTGTGTCCATTGTTGAGGGGTGTATGCTTTAACAAAATCTTTAGGTAGCCCTTGTCCAGCGAAATACGCATCTCTTTGTTTTTGAGTTAACGAAGACATATCAAAAGGTATGCTTCCTTGAGTGTCCAATGTTGCGTAAGGATTATCATATTTAACGCCCGTACCACCTAACTTTATAGGCTGTCCATTAGCATCTAATTCTTGCGCGCCTGTAACAGGGTCTAGCTTAAATTGTTCAACACCTTTTTGATTGGTCATATTCCCAATCTGATTGTATATAGCAGCGTTTTGATTCCCGGCTGCCGTGTGTTGCGCGGCAAGCTCATATTTTGGCGTTGCGGGAGTGGATGGCGAACCCATGGTAAGCTCCTAAGTTATCTTAAAAATCGACATTGTTCTTTTGTCATGGAAAAAAGCCATAAATCGGAGTTATGGCCAGCATCTTTAATTATGTGTTCTCGTACAAATCCAGCGTTTATCGCAAATCGAATACATTTTTCATTATTTGATTGGATGGGGGCTATTATTTTTTTAACGTTTAGCTCTATAAAAGGATAGTGAAAAGCGTACCATCGAATTTCTTTATTTCCTCGCCCATCTACCGCAACATGAAGCTGTACGGAGCTATTATCTATTAGCCCATTATACATAAATACGACGTTTATATTACCTTTATGCTCTAATCCAATATACACCGCGCTTTCATCTCTACAATACCGTGTGCCTTGCTTTTCTGAAAGCCATCGTCCGCAACGTTCAGGTTGGTCAACTACAATCTTCATCTTTGTATTTTTCCCATTTGTCTTTGCCGTCTTTATCCCCCCAATTTTCACCTACAGAAGTAGGCAAAACGCCGTTTTTCCACTTTTGAATAGATAAAAACGCGGCTCCTTCTTCGCCTGTAGCGCCACCATGATAACAAGTAGAAGGAACAGGAAGTGTATCGCCTATTGTTGATTGCGCGTAATCTGTACCATCTAAATTAAACACCATTTCACCGCACAAATACACTTCAAAACTGTCTACATCTGGGTGTATATGTTGCTTAACTTCGCAATTTCCTTGAGGGATAAAAAGCTCTACTTGATATTCATTTTGCCGATACAACACGACGCCAGAAATTCTATTGTGATAGAGCGTTAACGAACCGTGTTTTGGCGAATTAATAACTCTGTTATTAAGCCACCAATTTTTAAAATTTTCTAAATCTTCCATTATAGTACGCCTCCGCCTTCAAATACATAGTCCGTCGCGTAATAGCGAATGTCAGACGTTTTACTTGACGTTCTGATTCTAAATGTACCGTAATACCCCATGCCCGACGCCATTTGCCACCGAGAGAACGGCATGATGTTTCCGCCCCATTGTACATTGTCCCAAGTGCCAGAATCCCAAACGCCTGCGTTGGTAGCAAGAAGGTTATAGGGTTGTGGTGGTTGAGAATCTAAATCAAAGTTAAGGTTAATTTGGCCAGAAAACGCAAACGCATAATCGTAGCCCATTGACACTTTAGCCATCGTCCAACGCTTAATCTGACTTTGACTGCCAAAAGCAGAAAAAGCAGGTAAAAGGTCGGTGTTGATGACTTCACCGTCATCAGTTGGCCCATCCCAAAATTTAAAGACTTTGCCGCCTTGTCCAAAGTACAGGATGTTGTTAATAAACGTCCAGCAGGCAGCGTTAACGCCTGTAAATCGTGACCATGCCCCGCTAATAGTATTCATAACGTATTGGTCAAACTGCGTTGCACTAACCGGTACGTTAATAAACAACATATTGTTAGGCGGATTTAAAATAACTTGCCAGCCGTAATTATCTGCATACGCTGTCGTGGCGTCAGTAATCCGTTGTTGTATCTTGTTTGTGATAGACGTTTTGACGTTAACACGGCTAGACATTAACCACTGTGACAAAGGGACTAGCCCGTCCTTATTTAGCAGTAATACGTCGCCACCAAATTTAATTGTGCAATTACGCCCTACAGGTGAGCCACCATAATACACGCCGTTAAGCGACCATGTAGCTGCATCAGCAGGGTTTGTTCCGCTATAAACTGCAATCTCGCCAGCCGTAGTGATGACGACAAAATAGTCGTCCATACCATTACCAGCATCAAGCGTCCACGTTTCAATCTTGGCAATACTTCCGCCATTAATAAACAATGGCGCGAAATCAAAAGAAACCGCTGTACCAGCAATCGAATCAGTAGCTAAATACCAGCATTTCATGCTGTTCTTTTGAACAAACCACGCTCTGCGGTGATGTACTAATACGTCAACAAGAAGACTAGTGTCAACGCCTGTGATAGCGTAAGGTGTTGATACGCCCGTCACTTGTTGCCATGTTGTGCCGTTATAGAGAAGCATATAGTCTTCGCCATTCACGGCAAGCGTAAATGTACCGCCTGACGTTGATACTTGACCAAAATGCCAGCGAGCGTTAGAAAGCCCTGTAACAACTTCAGTTGGCGCGGTAGGCGTTTGCGCGGTGACGTCCCATACACTGCAATTCCCCGCGTCGTCTGCAACGGCAAAAGTATGCGCTACGCCATCTTGACCATCATAAGTAATAAAAGACTCAATATTGCCTGTCACTCCGCTTGACCACAAAGTGTAGCCTTTGCGTGACTGCAATTCAGTAGGCAAACAAAACCAGTTGTCGATGATGACCGCCTCATTAGGCGACATCGCGGCTAATTGATTGACCGCATTCCACCCGCCTATTGGCGCGGTGACAGTGACGGTACCTGAAGTTTGACGTTTAGGACGTAGCATTGCGCACCTTACGAGGTAGTATTTCCATACCCAGTGTCAGGCAGGTTGTTTTGAGTGAGTAGTATATTTGGATAGCGTGGAGCAAGGGATAGCGTATCTGCGCCGCTTTCCGCTGCTTTCCATTTCTCCAGCTCACGAGTGTAATCTTGGAGCACTGCGGTGGTGTCAAAACCTTTAATTTCAAACAATTTGAGTTTTGTGCCAAGCACCATCACGCGGTCTGGAAACAGCGTTGTGTCAGTATCAACCGTTAAGCGTGTTTTAGGTGACCCACTTGCTGAAACCGCCCACGCATTAGAAACGTATTCAAAGCCCATTACTAGCACTGCGGTAGGCGCAGGCCAGATAACAAACTTATTGCCCATCATTCTAAAACGCATACGAGGCCCTGTCGTGACATAGCTTGCTTTAAGCCATTGCCATTCTTGAGCGTCTTTAGGGCCAATAATTGACCAACGATTTGATTTATTGTATTGGGTTTTGTCTACCATACGCGCATAGTCGCTAGGCATAGCATACTTAGCTTGACTAAACGTAATGGTAACGCCTGTTGCAGTGGCAGTAGCAGGAATAGAAATTGTAGCCGTTGTTGTGCCAACAAAGGTGACGAAAGTGTCTTGTGACAGCCCTTCGCCAATAGCCATAAAATCAGTTGATAATCCTGTCACTGACGACAAATTAGTAATGGTGGTTGAACCTTCAGTAACGTCGCCCGTATATTGATAGTAAACCGTTTCAAATCGGTATTCTGCTGCTAGGGCTTGCCAATCACGCTCAGTTGATAGCGTGTCGCCTGTACGGTTCATCAACGCTTGAATTTGAAGCACTTGAGGGTCTGTTGATGTCGCCACTTGCGTGGGGACAGGCAAACCTATTTCTAAACAGACATCTTGAACATTCGTAAGTAGGTTTGCCATGCTTTTTATTCCTTAACGGTTCTAACTCTTTTGACTTCAGGTGGTTGTGCATCCATCAAAATTTTCATTTGCGCTTGAAGCTCTGCAATTTGGTCAGCTTGAGCTTTAATTAGCTCATCAGCGTCTATTTTACCACGATTTAAAAAGGCTTGTGCTTTATTGCGAAGTTGTGTGCCGCCCATAATACGGATAAACGCCGCGTCAGGTGCGCCTGCAACTTGTTCAATATATCTAAACCCTTGATAGGCTAGCTCAATGCGGAGTGTTTCGGCGATTTCTGGCCACTCCTCCATTGGCGTACCTTTAATGTCTTTTAAGCCTTTGTAGGCTTGCCATTGCCGTGAAAAACGGGCTTTGTGGTTATCGTCGGCAATCGTGTCAATTGACAACGATTTGTCGCCGGGTACATTGATTCGGATAAAGTCGTATTCTTGCCCATCGTGCGTTCCAATGTAGAATGAAACGTCTAAGTAAGCATCGCCGCCGGTATCGCCGACATAAGAAATTTGTTCGCTCATATTTAATCCTAGTTAGTTGGCGGTAAGCCGTCTAGCTTACCGCCTTAAAAAATTATACTACTTGACCTTGATGGAATGGACGATTGATTTGAATCAACGCCAAGCCAGAGCTAGGTGTACCAGTTGTAGTGGTAACTTTAGCATTCAAGATTTGCTCACCATTTACTTGAGCATCGTCAACGCTGCCCGGAGTTGCAGCTAACGCATAAACGTCAGCGCCAGCAGTCATTGCATTAGGTGCTTTAACAGCCGCAATACCAGAAATTTGATACCAGCCGTACTGCGATGCCACGTTAGCTGACATTGCTACAGCAACTTGACCAACACCGCCAGTAGCAGGTGCTAATGCAGTTGTAGCTAAGTAAGAGTCATAATCAACTAATGAGCCCACAACAGTTGATGCAACGCCTTTCAAATAAATGAATTCGCCAGCGCCGTAAGTTGGGTCTACCGCAGTAACGATAGTGCCTAATGCGTGGTTCTGTGTGGTATCAGTAACTGCGATACCTTGAAAACCCGCTAAAGGGGTCGTAATGTTATAAGCCATGAATGCCTCCTAGGTTGTGCTGAATGTTGCGTTGAATTGCGCGCCAGAACAGGTTAACGCGCCAGAGAAGCCCATTAAGCGAACAATCGCGTCTTGGTTAACTGCTTGACGGTCGCCGCCGATTGGCACGAAATTACGGTCTTTGTGAGGACGGAAGTACACATATTTTGTGTTAATAAAGTCCATACGAGTTGCAGTTTGGTTGCCGCCGATACCGCCGCCAAGTACAACGTCAGCAGAACCAGCGCCGCCGTAGAATTTCAACGCAGAGAAACCTGCCGCGCCTAATTTATCGTCAGTGATACGTTGGATTGCCTGCAAAGACGCTAAGTAAAGCGAATATGCGGTTGAGCCTGCATAAATTAAATCAACATGGTCTGTGCCACGAACAACTGATAACGCGACAGTGTTCATGCTGTTTTGAATGTTAGCCGCGGTTGCCGCTGCGCCAGTCAAACCAGTTGAAGTGTACGCGCCATTACGCCAGAAAGTCCATGTAGCACGGTCAATACCACCGTAAGTACCTGTACTTGGTGAAGTGCTAATCATAGCCGCTAAACCAACTAAGTTTTTACCTGCGTTGCCTGTACCATCGCCATGTAAATCAATGTCGATTTTGTTGTTAAGTCTTGCTTCAGCAATTTCAACACGGGTAGCAAGCAATTCAATCATTGCTTCTTTGCCGCTGTTAGCAAGCATTTCAGGGCCAGAAATCGTTACAGCGTCTGCATAGTTCTTTAAATTAAACTGTGCAGCACTGATTGGAGAATCAGGCGAAATGTTGATAGTTTCGTAACCGCTATAGCTTGACGCATAGTTGGTTG